TAGCGATAATTTCGCCTAAGTTGTCTGCTTTTACATAGTCTTCTGGATTTAAAATAAATTCCTGATGACTTGTTATTGATAAGTTTTGACAAGGATAATATTTTTGCTTGCCTTTTATATTTAACAAAAGCCCTACAGATTCTTTTGGATCTTGGTCTTTCGCATGAACCAATGCTTCATTTCTCCAATTCATTGTACAAACGTACCAATACTAGGAAATAATGCACGGGTGCACTGCCGTTTGGGTGCTCTAACTCCAGCCATATCAATAGCTGCTGCTAATTCAAATTCTACCACTTCTCTATTTTCTGCTGATTTTCTATCTATAGTATATATTTGACGTTTAAACTCGGCTGTAGGGTCTGGAGTGCCTAATGGATTTACAGGATTATTGTTGTTATCTCTATCGGGAAAGTTTACAGCATCTAAAAATCTCGCCATTGTTCTAATTCTGGTAACAGTAGCACCTGTTAAATCATTGCCAGCAGTAACAGAATTAACCTCGTTAAGAATTAATGACATTGTTCCAAGTGCATTACTTACAACAAATTTTGGTCTTGGAATCTGACCACGTTGGTATGCAAAGCCTGTAGCTTCTATCGGGAATCTTTCGTAAGATTTTCCAGCCCAAACAATATTAGTCTTAGCATCAAGGTTAGTACCTGCATGAAATCTATATATGTTATTTTCATTATTAGCAGTAGGTATTCCAGCATTATTTCCGTGCAAAATTGTTACTAACTCAAGTACAAATAATTCAATAATCGCTGAAGGATTTACTTTTTGTATTTCACTAAATACTGGATCATTATTTATAGTCATGGTTCAAATACTTCTCTAAATGTTGCTTGAATTGTCGCTCTGTTTAAATATGGAATTGATTTAGACCACGCTTCACATACAAACTTAGATGAACTAGCTTCTCCAGGTGGAGTGAAATCAAAGCTGGCAGTATCATTTGCTCTTGCATCTAAAAATGTTTCTATCGTATCTGC